ATGGCCGCACCACCACCTCCACCACCACCACTTGCTATTGCAGACACTGCACTGGGTGTTGCTGGTGCAGAGCCTCCGGCACCTCCTCCACCAACAACAGTTACTTTAACTGCTTTTAACCCTGTTGGTTTTGTCCAAGTACCGGGAGCGGTGAAGGTTGTCATTGCGTAATTACTTCCACCCCCTCCTGCAATTTGGAATGCTGTTCCAGTGCAATATATAACAACCGTTTGATTTTCTTCTAACGTTTGGGTTAGTTCTCCTCCAATTAATTCAGAGCCAGAAGGATCAATAGTAACAGTTCCAGCACCTGTATTACTAACCACAAAAGAAAACCCTGCCCCCAAAGTTGCTGCGGCAGTTAAACTAACTGTTAAAGTATCGGTGCATTGAATAATTTTTCCTCTATCACCAGAAACAACCGTATAATTTGTACTTTTTACGGTTAAAGAGCCAAACAATGCCCCTAATGTTGCCAATGCAGTTGCATTAACTCCATCAGTTCCTAAAAGTCCAGAAAGGAATTCCCTCTGGTTTGTGATTGCTGTTTTAAATCCACCTTCTGTTACAGCAGAATCTGTAAAGGCGGTTGATAACGGTAATGACGGCATTTTAATATCTCCACATTAGATTAGCGTCGTCTGCATCCCACATCAATGTAGTATCATCAGCATCCCACATATATGCAGCTACAGACCCATAATTAATTTCTACCCAAGGCCCTTGAACAATTCCAACAGCCGCAACTCTAACTTGAGTTCTATTTCCATAAGGCGCAATGGCAGTATAATTTGCTGTTCTTGTTTCGCCAATTCTAGTCCAGCCTTCGCCAGAATCTGAAACTTCAATAACATAATAATCAGCACCCGCTGCTGGCTGCCAAGATAAAAACATTTTTTCAACATCAGCAAAATCAGAAACTGCAAATAACCCACGAATTAATGGAATCGTTGTCACAGCAGGGAGTTGCCAAGCATTTTCACTAGGGGCTGCGCCTGTATCTGCTGTATGAACAAAATCAGATTCAACTACAGCATAAACAGCAACTCGGCTTAAACTTCTTGGCCTAACTCCCAAAACTCTAGCTCGAATATAAACCGAATCAACTAATCCAAAAGTAAAGTGAGTCCTTTCTCTATCGTTTCCTATATCAGGAACTATATCAGGATTTTCGCTAAATATAACTTCTTTAGGATTTGTTGTTGATGTTATAACATAAGGCCCAGAAACACTTCCATCCCTTCTACGTAAAGCCATATAATACACGCCAGAATCAAATTCAACAGGCTCTGACAAAGTAGCGGTTAAAGTGTCCGAATCCCAATCAACCAGCTCTCCAGAAGTTCCCCATTTGGGCATATCGTGTTGAACTGCAATTAAATCACCGATTGATGGAATAAAGCCTTCCATCTCTGTTTCAAAATTAATTGTTCTTCTGCGGAATCTGTTTGCTGCAGCCATGTACATGCCTTCTCGCCAAGCATGTGCGCGGTTTGTGCATCCAAAAAGATTAAACTCTGATACTTTGTTTTGATCACTCAAAGGTAATGCAGCTCTAACTGTTTTTGGCCTCCAAGTTCCTGCATCCCAATACTCAACATCAATGGCATCAGCAGTTTCTTCGTTTGGCATAATGTATTGAAGTTGCAGGGTGTTGCGAATAATGTTTCTTTGGCTAAACATAGCAACTGCATTTGTTGCGGCAGCATCTCTAACAACATTTAAAATGCCACCTTGAACAAATGGAATGCCTCTGCCACATCTTGCAATTTGAGTTAATGCTTCCCACGCTGGCTGCTGTGAATCAAAGATAGCATCAAATCTGTCTCCACGTTGATTCCATATTGTGTTTAGATTTAACAATCCATTTAAATCAATCTGATTGTCTAATAATTTAAGCCCATAGCTTGATCTTGCTAAGTCAGCTAAAGCCCAAGCAATTGAGCGGGTTGCAGTAGGATTCGACCAATTAGAGCCATCATATATTGGAAGTTTTCTTGTGCAAATAACATTTATTTTTCTGCTTGCTTGAACCGATAAATTATTAGTGGCTCTTAATTTCATAGCTAAAACAGTAATTTCGCCATAGTTTTGTGAGCCGCGTGAATACCCTCTAGCAGAACCCCAATTTACATCATTGCCAGCTCTGACATCAGTATCCTTTGCGTTTGTTCTTGTCATTCTAACTTCATAACGGCCATTAGCGACTGGTGTTTTATATGAGAATCTCTGAGGCGTTGTTGTTTTGCGAAATACAGATTGACTAGTTAGCGTTAGCCAATCGCCAGTTGGTGAGCCAGCATCATCAATTGCGCGGTAATCTGCTCTAAAAGAAACTGTCCTTGAATCAAGGCCGCCATTGTCATTAGCGTAATACAAACCTTTAGGCAAAACAATATCAACAGCTATAAAATTAATTAATGTGCCTGCTGGATTTACGACAAAAGGCCCAACAAATTCACTTTGCAATAATTCTTGACCAGCAACCTCAACAGAATTAAATACATTTGCAGGAAATGCGGTTACAGGCTGATTAAATAATATTTGATATTCAATTTCCTCAAAAGAGCCATTCGCTGCAACTAAAGCACCAGTTTGCACTGGATCATTAGCAACAACAGTATCTTCAATTCTAATTTGCTGAATATCATATTGCCCTTGGCCAATTGCAAAAAGTTGATAAAGATATTGCTCATTGCCAGCATATTCCGCATAAGGTTGGCCAATAAAATCTGGGTAAATTACATTGCGCCCATACAAAACTGGAATAGGCTGTCCTAGCCGCGCAGAGTTGCCCTGTGCCGCAACGCTGTATGTTGGAGATGGCGCAGCAAGCTCTGCCACTCTTTGTGGCTTAGGCGTTGAAGGTGGAGGTATTAGGGCATTAATAACCGCATTAAGCCCGAAGCCTATTGCGCCGCCCAAAAAGCTGCCAAACGCACTTGTTGATGCAAACGCACCAATAGATGAGCCAAACGCACTGGCTAATTGAAAGCCAAGCTGAGGCGCAATAACAGCAACCGTAATGGCAAGAATGATTTTTAATGGATTAGAACCGCCCCCACCGCCTTGTGGAAGCATAATAAAAGAAACAACATCACCATCTTTAACGCAAGTTTTCCATTGCTTTCTTAAAACAGCCTCACCATTTACAATACAAATAAATGGCTTGCTAGTTTTAGGCGCTAAAGTCGCAATTCTCCTGCGCCTGCGAATTGTTTTGACCTCTCGATGAGTTGTGGGTCTAAATGGGTCATGGCATGTAATGATTTGCGCTTGCATTAAATCCGCCTATATATTGCTGTTATATTCCATCCGTGCATTTTAAGACTTCTTGACTCTTGCCAAACAACGCCAGCGCCTTCAACACAATGCAAAAGCCTGCCGCTGTGCCAAATGCCTACATGATGAGGCCTGCTAGCCATTGACAATAATACAACATCAAAATCTTCCGCATCTTGGACAATCGCCCAGTTGCGATACTCGCTGCTTTCTTGGAATGCTTTTCTAATCGCCAATGGCTTCATTGCGTCAATATCAAAAAAAGGAATTTCAATCCCTTTTTCTTTTTTGTAGATATATCTCACCAATCCCCAGCAATCAAAAGCATATGGGCCTTGCGCGCCGTTTTCCCAAGGAAATCCAATATAGTTTTCTATGTTCAAGATATTAACGCAGGGAATCTAGTTGAATTGTATAATTCGCTTGGGAATGATTTATTAACAAAATCCCCAAACGTGGCTCTTGCTGTTATTCTAAAAATATCAGCTTCAACGGTTTTTATTGTCATGGTCAAAGGTGGATTCATTTGTGGCTCAGATAAGTCTGTTGATAAATAAGGTCTATAGGTAACCTCAATTAAATCATTTGAATTTGCAGCCTGATCCATATAAGCAATAATGTCTCGGCTTACATTATCAATGGCAATAGTAATTTCAGGGATTGCCCCGCTAGAATCAACATCTGGAGGGATAAAATCAAAAGCAAAGGCAGTAAAGGTAACAGCATCGCCTGCATCTTCTGGCGCATCTGATTCTAATGTTGCAACCAAATCTGTTTGGTCATGCACAACGCGCAATGGCACTAAAAATGATGGGTGTCTAAACTCTAAGGTATGTAAAATAACCTCGCCTGCTGGCGCAGTTGCATAAGCCTCTTCAATAGCATCGCTTAAAGTGCTGTTCATTCTTCTCTTACCTCAATAGTTGCAGAAACTTGCCAGGCTTTTGAAGATACTAATATATCATCGTATGGCTCATTAAATCTGCAATCATACGTATTTAAACCATAACCAATATCTATTTCCATAGAGAAAAAAGTTGCGCCATAACCAATATCATCTTTAAAAAAATCTTTAAAAATTTCCATTTGCTCTGGGCTAAAAAGCCATTGCACTTGTCGATAATGTGGGACGGCAGTAAATCTTTGCCGTTGACGCGCAAAGCCAGAATCAAAGTCTGTTCTAATAAAAGCCAGCTCTGTTGTGCCTGTGTAATTCTGAATTCTTGGTTTTGGTAAAGTAGAAGGCCATGCAGCCATTTTAACCTCCAGAGGTTCTGTTTAATCCATACTTCCGCTCAAGTGCAGGAGCTAACCCTGTTCCTCTATATATGTTTCTGCCCATAATAGATTCAACCTGCTCAACCATTACTTCAATGCTCATATTACCATTATCATCTCTTGATTGCTTAATGTCTGCACGAGTGCCAGGTGCTTCGTGAACATTAACAACAATTGAAGGTGCGCTAATTTGAGCTTTTACGCCTAAGTCACCGTTGATTCTAGTCAATGGCAAAATTGCTTCTGGGCCAGCTTCGCCCATAACACCCATTTTACCCCCGCCATAAGTAAAGCCTGTTGGACTATTTACAATGCCGCCAGATGCAAAAGCAGTAACGCCAGCAGAATTAAAGGCGTTTCCAGATGCGTTAAATAATGTGCTTGTAAAGTTTGAGATTAATGAGTCAATGCCACCCATTAATGGATCGGTAATAGTTCTGCGGGTAATTAACCTTGTAATATCTCGCGCTAATTGAGAAAGCACATCTGAGAATTTTTTCCCATTAACAATTGCTTCTTCAAATGCAGATGAAAATGTTGCACCAATGTCTTTCATAAAACTGCTGGTTTCTTTTGCTTTTTCAGAAGTTTTGGTAAGCGCATCAAATTGCAGTTTAGCATACTCACTAACCGATATTTGATTATCTTTTAATTGCCTGTCATAAATAGCAAGTTCATCAGACAGCGCTTGGTATTGGCCTCTTGGCAATTTTGCCAAAGTTTGATTAAGCTCTGCGTTTTGTTTTATTTGAATAGCAACTAAATCGGCAATTCTTTCTTGACGCTCAATTTGCCCCTCTTGCTCTTTCTTTAAATCAATTAAACCTTGAACATAGTTTTTAACGGCAGGGTCTAATTCAGAGAATGCGTCTAATTGTTCTTGCAGTGATTCAGAAATTGATTGGGTTGGCTTAACTGCATCAAGTGCTGATTTGTAAAGGCTTGCTATTTCTTGAGCATATTTATTTGTAGCGGCAGATGATGCTTTAATTTTTTCAATAGGAATGCCTGTAACAAAATTTTCTTCTTTTATTGTTTCAGTTTCATTTTTTATTCTGCCAAGAAGCCTGTCAAGATTGTTTTTTTCTTTTGCTAAAAATTCAATCTCTTTTTGTATGCGAAAAATCTCAGTATTTGAAAGAGTTCCAGGGCGTTTTGTATTGCCAACAAGTTGGCTTGTTAATCTTGTTATTTCACTTGGAATGCCAAAATCTGAACGCTGCTCCATTCTTGCTCTGTCAGAGCCGAACAAAGTAATTTTTCCAATTTCACCTAGCCCTAACAAGGCCGCTTTTAACAACCCAGATTCTTTAATTGCTTTGGTCATTTGTTCTGTTATTTGAACTAAAGGCCCAAGCAAGTTAGTTGCAAGTTCGTTTCTTAACCCAGTAATAGATCCTTGTAAACGAGTTAAATTGTCATTAAATTGTTCTGCGGCTTTTGCTGTTTTTGTGTCAATAACAAGCCCAAGTCTTTCAGCTTCTGTTGTAAGGTCTGCAATGCCATTTTTACCAGCATTAAGCAGTGGTATTAAATCTTTGCCAGATTTTCCAAACAATTCAATTGCTAACGCTGTTTTTTGTGCGCCATCAGGCAGTCTAGAAAATCTGTCTGCAATTTCACCTAAAAGAACCTCTGTTTGTTCAAATTGTCTTGGGTCAATTTTTAGCTTTGTAAAAACATCAACAGCACTTTTGCTTCCATCCTTAAAGTTTTCAATTTGAACGCTTAATTTTCCTAAAGATGTTTGTAGAGATTCAAAACTAACTCCAGATAATTTAGCAGCATATTGAAGCGCAGATAATGCTTCTGTGCTTACACCTATTTTTTGAGATGCCTTAGATAGTTGATCAAAAGAATCGATAGATAGTTTTAATGATGCAGCAATAGCAGCACCTGCGCCAACAAAAGCCAAGCCAACAGCAGAACCAACCGCCTTAGCTTTACGTTGAAAGTTCTCTAAGGCTTTCTCAGCGCGTTTGGTATCTGTCTCAAATGATCCTGTTTTCATTAACAGGTCAACGACAATTGATGCAGCAGCCATGCGCTATCCT